CCCCTGAAACGCCGAGCCGCTTTAGAAGTACCCATGAAAGAGATGTGCATGGATGGTAAGCCTCGCTTCATAGTGTTGCCCAAAGCCTCTATGATACGCAAAGGGTTACAGGGTGGCTTTTGTTATCGTCGTGTACAAACGAGTGGCGAACGCTACAGTGATCAGCCAGACAAGAATGAATACTCTCACCCAGTGGAGGCACTTGAGTACGCCCTGCAAGGTGAAGGTGAAGGTCGCTCTGCTCTCCGTCGAGATCAGGGTTTCGCAAAACCACACACAGCAAAGGTAAACTTTAGTGTCTTCTGAAGAAATAGATATGTGGGTTGTGTTTACCTGCGATACAGGTCACTGGTGGTCTAGGTTCATTAGGGAAGACATGGGCCACTGCTATGTTATTGTCCCCTCTAATGGCAAGTTTATTGTTGCTGGAAAGAATACAGGAATGTATGAGCTGTATAATGTAGACTCAATAAATGATATAATTGGGGCCAACGATATAACGGTCGGTTATAAGCAAGAAGCTACTAGCATTAACTTGTTTGCACTCAACACTTGTGTCGGCAATGTTAAGCAGATGCTGGGCATTAAGAAGCCATTCATCTGGACTCCATATCAACTATACAAACATATAAAGCATACGAGGTAATACCATGGGCGGCTCAGGTGATCCAGCAAAGAAAACCGCAGAACAAGTAGCAATGGAACGTAGACAAAGAATGCAGCTTGATGAAGAAACTGCTGCAAGTGAGCGCAGATTAAAAGCTGTTGCACAAAAGAGGATAGGCAAGCAATCATTGCTAGGCCAGCCAATAGAGCAATCAGAGGCTCCAGAAGGCCCAACTATTACTGAAGGTTATATGAAGTCTGGCGGTCAAGTTGTAAAGAAACCTAAACGTAGAGGTGGTCTTTTTGGCAGGATTCTTGGCGCAACTTTGGGCGCTTCGGCTGTGGGTCAAGGGGTAAAGGCTGGCTCTTTGATAGGAAAAGGCGCAGAAAAAGCTGTTAAAAAGGCTACTAAATAATGGAATTACCTAAAGAGCTTGGTTCACTTACGGACTTGAAGCGACGAGAGAATGATGCATTTAAGCGTGCCTCTATGTGGCATGACCAGCTAGACGATGCCTATGAATACTTTTTGCCTAACCGCAATCTGTTTGAAGACTATGCTCCAGGTCAGAAGAAAATGGATCGTATCTTTGACTCTACTGCACTTGAGGCAATCCAGCAGGGCGCAAGCAAGCTACAAGAGAACATTGCTCCTATCTGGTCACGATGGGCTACCTTTGAGCCATCTGATCTAGTTGTTAAGCAGCTAGAAGAGGGTAACTTTGATGTTAGCTTAGAAGACATTCAGGGTAACTTGCAGAAGCAAGCAGAAATTATCTTTGATTACATCAACCGATCTAACTTTGCTACTCAGTTCTATGAGCACGCCCTCGATCTCCTCATTGGTACAGGCACACTCCGTATTGATGAAGACGAAAGCGACGAGATGCCCCTCATCTTTAACGCCATTCCGCAAAAAGGTATTGCATTTGAGGAAGGCCCACAGGGTAATATCGAAACGCATTGGCGACGATTTAAGGTAAAGGCTCGTAACCTAGAGCGTTACTGGAAGGGCTTTGAGCCATCAGAGAAGATGAAGATAGTTATCAAGGACAAGCCAGATACTGATGTCGATGTGCGCGAGGGTGTTGTTTATATGCCCAAGAGTAAGACCTACTATGGTTGCGTATGGGTAAACTCTGAAGATCGTATTAGTTGGATGCAGGACTTTGGTGAATCTAGCCCTTGGGTTACAGGTCGCTATAGCAAGGTAGCTGGTGAGATCAGAGGTCGTGGCCCAGCACTACAGGCACTTCCCGACGTGCGCTCACTGAACAAGGCCAAGGAGTTTGTACTCCAGAAGGCCGCCATTGACCTAGCAGGTATGTATACGGCAACCGATGATGGTGTAACTAACCCCTACAATTTGAATATAAGCCCAGGCATTGTTATTCCAGTTGGTTCTAACAACTCGTCTAACCCATCCATTCAACGCTTAGATACAGGATCGAACTTACAACTTGCCCAGTTCCAGATCAATGAAATGCAAATGTCGATCAAGAAGGCCCTATTCAACGATCTTCGTGATCCTACTGGTGCTGTGCGATCCGCCACTGAGGTTGCCATCGAGTCGCGTGAATTGGCAAAACGCATCGGCTCTGCCTTCGGCAGATTACAAACCGAAGTATTGATCCCAATCATTAAGCGCGTGGCATCCATTCTTACTCGTCGTGGTATCATTACTCCTGTTGAGCTAGATGGTCGTCAGGTTGCTATTAAGTTTATGTCACCATTGGCAAGAGCGCAGGACGGTGAAGACATTCTCAACGTACAACAAGCTGTACAGTTCGTGCTTCAGACTGCTGGCCCAGATCAGGCTAAGATTGGATTTAAGCTAGAAGACTTTGGAACGTGGGTTGCCGATAAGACTGGTATGCCTGCCGAGCTAGTTAGAAGCCAAGCTGAAAAGCAAGCCGTTATTCAAGCTGGCGCTCAAGTTGCACAGCAAGGAATGAACCCTAGTGGTACTCCACCTGTTGACCAAGGACAGACTGCTCTATGAGTTGGGATACAATTAATCAAGCGACCACTAATGCAGAAGATGCAAAGGTGGTCAATGCAGAGAAAAGACAGGCCGCTGCTGAATTGGCTCAAGCGTATGCTAAGTGCTTCTCAGGTGACATCGGGAAGCGCGTACTTGAGGACATGACGCGAAGGTTTATCTTCAATAACGACACCCCCTTTGGTGCCTCTAATGTTGATTACGAGGCTGCTTACCATAACGGTGAGTCGGGAGTTGTTAAATTTATTATCAACCAAATGCAACAAGCTGAAATATTGTAAGGAATAATTATGATTGATGAACAGGCCGCAACAGAAGAAACAACAAGCGAAACCCTGTTGGATGCAAGCTCCCCAGAACTAGGTGAAGGTGAGTATTTTTTATCCGATGGTATCAAGGGTACAGGTGATACACCCGAATGGTACAAAGGCGACAAGTATAAGTCTGTTGCTGAACAAGCCAAAGCCTATACTGAACTAGAAAAGAAGTTCGGTGGTTTTACTGGCGCACCGAAAGATGGCTATGCTGGCCCAGAAGGAATTGAGTCTGACGATGCCCTACTGCAAGAGCTAACTGAGTTTGCTGAGAAGACAGGTATGAGCCAAGAAGCATTTGGTGAGGCGTGGGAATTATTGTCAGCACAGGGTGAAGCAGTAGAACAAGTTACCCAAGAGCAAGAGATTGCACGACTAGGTGACAATGCTGGAGAGCGTATCAAGAATGTTGAGGGCTATCTAAAGAACAACTTAGATGCCGCTGACTACGAGAGTGTTCGTGATCTTATCACTGATGCCAAGTCTGTTGAGCTGGTAGAGTATTTGGTTCGTGCCACTGCACCTACTAAGCTGCCTATTGATGGTGGACAGCATCCCACTGGCATGACTTGGGGTGACATTGAAACCCAGATGTTTATGAAGAACGAGAATGGACAGCTCCTCCGTAGCATTGATGCTAACCATGAAGCCAAAATTCAGAAGATGATGCAGGAATTTGGTGGCGACAAGGCTCATACCCGTACGTTTGGCGGTTGAGTTTATGGGGTGAAAGGTGTATAATCGGCACACTGGACACCCCTTTCTATTTAAGGCCCGGTAAATTTAGGTTGAATGCTGACCAATTTACTGGGTACTCAGCTAAAACCTTGAAAAACTTTTATATTATTTATTACTCTTTTTCGAGGAAATCATTATGAGTAAAGTATTATCATCCGTAGCGGTAACGGAGTTTGACAGTCTTGTTAAGCACGCATACCAAAACGCTGGCCTTTTGAAAGGCGCTGTAACTGTACGAAACAACGTAGTAGGTGACACCTACAAATTCCGTAACATGGGTAAGGGTCTGGCTAACCAGAAGTCTACTTCTGATCTAGTAACTCCTATGGACATCACTCACGGCTTCGCAACTGCAACTCTGCAAAACTGGAATGCTCCAGAGTACACAGATATGTTTGATGCTCAGACTGTAAACTTTGACGAGAAGCAGGAACTTGCAAGCACTATCGCACAGTCTCTTGGTCGTCGTTGTGACCAGCTTGTCATTGATGCAATGGACGCAGAAACTGTTTACGCAGGTACTGTAGCTGCCGGAACTACTAACTTGACTACTAAGAAAGTAATTGCAGCTCAGGTTGCTCTTCGCGCTCAAGGCGTTCCTAACTCTAACCTGTATGCTGCTATCAATGCTCAGGGTCTGGGTGGTCTGCTTAACCAAGAAGAAATTACTTCTTCTGATTACAACAATGTTAAAGCTCTGGTCAACGGTGACGTTGATACTTTCGGTGGCTTTAAGTTTGTAGTTATCGAAGATCGTGCTGAAGGTGGTTTGACTGCAACAGGTGACATCGTTGATTCATACTTCTTCTCTCAGGACGCTGTAGGTCTTGCAATCGGTATCGACATTAAGACTGACGTTGATTGGATTGCTGATCGCACTTCTTGGTTGTGTAACGGTATGCTGAAAGCTGGCGCCGTATCTCGTGACGGTCTTGGTATCGTTAAAGTTCAATACGACAAAACTGCATAAGGAATATTAATCATGGCTTTTGAACGTAAATTTTTATCCCGCGTAGGCGGTTCAGGCGAAAGTAACGCAGTATGGATTTATGCGTCTACTGAAGCTGTTGCTGATGTATTGGCTGCTAACTTTTTTGATCCTGCTGTTAATGAAATTAACAAAGGTGATGTGTTGTTTGTAGTTGACCGCGCAGAACCAGGCCCAGACTTTGCTGATTGTACTATTAGTTTTTGCGTAAGCAATAACGGTATAGTTGTTGGTATGGCTTCTGGCACCGCAGTCGGTAATAGTTAAGTAGTAAAACTGAATGGGGCTGCTCCGGTGGCCCCTTTCTTTACATATAAAGGTTTTTTATGGCAAACAGTAAGCTATCGTTAATTAATAATGCTCTTATTCTTATTGGCGATGTGCCACTGACATCCCTGACTAGCGGTACTCGCGCTCAGGTTGTAGCCACTAGCCTATATGACAATATCATTGAAAACGAACTCAGCAAGCATCGCTGGGGTTTTGCTCGCAATGTTGCACAGCTTAGTAAAGATGTAGCTGCTCCTGTAGGTGATGAGTGGGAAACTTCATACACACTCCCTGCCGATATGCTGGCATTAATTAAGATTAATCCTAGCGTCCCATACCAAATTATAAACAATAAAGTTTACTGCAATTATAGCGGTACACTTTTCTGTGATTACATCCGTAAGCCCTCCGAGGCTGATTGGCCTGCATACTTTGCCAAGATGATTGAGTATGCTCTGGGCATGGACTTTGCTCCTTCCATTCGTGACAGTGCTGCTTCTATGGAATTACTAGCTAACCAATACCTAAACGCTAGTCGCATGGCTCGTTACACTGATTCACAGCAACACCCCCAAACAGCAATTCAGGATCGACCATTTATTAACGTGAGGTACTAATGCCTAAGTCACAATTTCAGCAAACCAGCTTTGCTAGTGGTGAGTTGTCACCATTACTAATGGGCCGTACCGATCTTGATCAATACTACAAGGGTGCACAGGATGCCGAAAACGTAGTCATTGTGCCGCAAGGTGGTGTTAAACGCCGTCCTGGAACACAGTTTGTGGAAAGCATTGTTCGCGCTCTTACTCGGCAATCTGCTATTAATCCTACTATGCCTAGTGGTGGCACTGCCCCAAATATTAATGATGGCGATGATGAAACGTATGGTCAAACTAACGCTGATCTTGGAATGCAAGCAGTTGTTGCTAAATATGATCTGGGCGCAACTTCATCTGTATGGAACCAAACATTTCTTGATATAAGAAACATTAGCATGATTTGGGTTGGGACTGGTGTCGAAGAAAGAGAGTGGTCAGTTCAGGGACGATTAGAATACTCTGACGATGATGTTACCTGGACGGAATATACAACAATAAGCGTTAGCAATAAGACTGCTCGCAGCTTTAGATTTAGACTTGACGAGCCTGGAAATGTGCAAGCTCACAGGTATTGGCGACTAAAAATTAGCATGCCACTTACTCCTCCTTTTGACGACATGGCTATTCGCATTGGCGAGTTTGGCTTTAAGCAAGAGGGTTTAGGCATTGATGAAGCCGCAGTATTCGATTGGGTTTATGGCGCTGATCAAAGTTATATAGCAGTAATGACTGCTGGAAACTTGCGATTCTACAGAACCCCTCACGCAGGAAGTTCAGACACAGTATATGTTGCAGATGTTGTTGTTCCGTATTTAGCCGCTGATATTCAGGATGTTAGGGACGCTCAAACTGAAGGCGTAATGTTAATGTTCCATGAGGACTACCCATCAATACGAATTGTTTTTGATGGCCTAGACCTTAACAACTCGTTTATTGTTGATAACATTCCTTTTGTAAATGTCCCTCAGTATGACTATGCCGATGATGACAGTCCAACCCCTATTGATGAAATACAAACGGTTACGTTTGGTGGATTTAAAGAAGGGGAGCAATACCAGATTGATGTTGAGGGGGTTTTAAGTAAAACGATTACTTATGCTGGTGATTCCGATGCTAACGAGCGATCTTCAACTGCCTTTAACTTACAGCGCAATCTTCAAGAAATGCCTGTGTTTGGATTTAGTGGTGTTACGGTAACTCGAACTGGAAACCACACTTACACTATTCGTATTAGTAATGGATCAGCAAAAGATTTTGAGTTGTTTTCTGGTTTTTCTCTAACCAATACTAACGATACACTGGCTTTTGTAAAGGATCAGGCTGGCTCTCCAAGACAAGAAGATGTTTGGTCTGCAACTAGAGGATACCCAAGGATGGGTGTTTTCAGTGATGGTAGATTATGGCTTGGCGGAACTAAGTCAAAGCGTCAAAGTTTGTTTGCGTCCAGAGCAGGAAACTTCTTTGATTTTCTAGTTAATGCTGGAGAAGATGATGAAGCAATTTTTATTACAATTGACTCTCGTGGATTAACAAACATTGTAGATATTAATCCTGATAGAGGATTGCAGGTATTCTGTTCAGGATCAGAATTTCTTGTTAAGGGAAGTACTCCATCAGATGTTAGTGTTGTTCAGCAAACAAGGCATGGCTCTTTTAATCTTGAAGTGCAATCTATTGATGGCGCTACATTGTTTGTGGACAAGAACGGCAACACATTGCGTCAATATTTGTTTAGCTTTAATGAAGATGCTTACACTTCTAATGACATATCTGTGCTTTCATCTCAACTTATTAACCAGCCTGTTGACATGGCCATACTGCCAGGAACAACAACTGATGATGCAAACTGGGTATTCTTGGTAAATCAAGATGGTACTGGAGTTGTATTAAACACAATGCGCTCTCAAGACATTAATGGATTTACGCGATGGACTCCTTTCCAAGACCCTACAACTGCAACTGAACAGAATTTAATCAAGTCTTGCGCTACTGTTGGTGACGAACTTTATATGATTGTTTATCGCGAGGTTGGCGGAAGTACAGATTATTATGACATTGAGCGCTGGAGCTTTGACCACCTGTTAGAGTCTGGCTTAAAAACAACTGTTACAGCTACAGGCAGTGACGTTGTAGTTGAAGTTGGCAATAGACTACTTGGGTACTCTGTTAGCGTATTAGCTGATGGCGATGTACTTCCTAATCGAGTTGTTTCTAATATTAGCGGAACCGTTGGTGTGACTATTACTGCCGCAGAGCTTAATGGCTTTACCACTAGAGACTTGGAGATTGGCTTAGGTTTTCCAGTTAAAGTTAAGACTATGCCGCTTAACACCAATCCTGGGACTAGGGGTGGTCAGAATACAATGAAGCGTAAGAAGATTACTAACATTAACTTACGAGTGTATGAGAGTGCTGGTATCTACATTGATGGCAATGCTGTACCTATCAGGCAGTTTGGCGATGCTCAAGATACTCCGCTGAATACCCCATTTACTCCTAGAACTGGTATTATAGAAGACGATGCAGGTGGCAATGGTTGGGCTACGGAAGTAGTTCCAGAGATTACAGTACCAGACGGTACGCCATTCCATCTACAAGCCATACAGTATGAGGTTGAGTCTTCGTGAATGATGTTGTAACCCAAGATAGTATTTACCAGTTACAAGAGATAATGAAGGAATTTCCAAAGGCAGATGTAGTAACAAGACATCACTTCTCTGACGGAATGTATGCAAGAGAGATGGTAATGCCAGCGGGTAGTATTGTGGTAGGAGCTTTGCATAAAACCAAGCACCTGTTTAGCGTGGTATCTGGGGAGTGTGAAGTATCCAGTGTTCACGAGAGGGAAAAGATTGTAGCTCCGTACTTGGGTGAGACAGTGCCAGGAACTAAGCGTGTTATATATAGCGAAACAGGGTGTACTTGGATTGGATTTTTTCCTACACACTTAACAGATATTGATGAAATTGAAGCAGCTCTAGTAGAGTAAGAGGTTATTTAGATGTTTGTAATAGCAGCAACAGCAACACAATTAATGGTCGGAGCATTGGCGGTCAGTACAGGCCTTCAGGCTTATGGTCAGCTTGAAGCTGGTAAAGATCAGGAGGCCGCACTTAAAACTCAAGCAGAGCAAGAGCGTGTAGCCGCTGAGAGTCGTGAGCTAGAACGTCAGCAGAATCTAAATAGGGCGCTTGCAGCTAATGCTGTGGGTATGGGTATGTCAGGTATTAAAGCTGAAGGTACACCTTCTAGTATCGCTCTGGAGAGTGCTAAGAATGTTGGCCTAAGTGAAGGTATGTTAAAGCTATCTGATCGACTTGCTCAAGCCCAGTTAAGACGGCAAGGAGCTACTGCTGCATCTGCTGCTAAAATTGGTGCTGCTGGTACATTGTTAAGTGGCGGTGTTGACGCATATAGAGCGAGTTTATAACAATGGCTAGACAACCTAGACAACAAAGAATTGACGTATACGGTGGTTTTACTTCAACTGGTGTAGATCAAACTGCTGGCGCTAAAATGCGAGCATTGGCTGGTTTAGGCCAACAGATGCGTGAAAGCACCTTAGCTATAGGTAAGCCTATGGTTGTGGCTGAGAGAGTAAAGCAAGCAGAGATTGCTAGTGCTGAGACAGGTACTATTGATCCTGAAACTGGTGAGCTAAGAGGCCCAGCAGAAGAGGTTGCTGCCTACAAGTTTGGTGCAGCTCAGGCCAACGCTGTTATGCGTAACACCTATGAAGCTAACGTATCTGTAGAGATGAACAACATTGTTGACTCTGCCGCTACTGAGTTTCCTGATGACATTGTGGGCTATCAGAATAAAGTCCAATCCCAAATGCAAGGTCTTATTGGCGCTATGCCAGAAGAGTACAGGGGTCAGGCTCAGAACTTGTACGCTCGCCTAGACAATCCTACCTCCATCAAGATTGCTGATAACGAGAGAAAGAAGAACCTAGAAATTTCTAATGCTGAAATTGGTCAAGCCGCTGATACCGCTTCAAAGAACTTATCTAATGCAGCTTATTCTGGTGATGCAGATGGCACTAGAGACTTTTTCTCTGAATACGTTGTTTCTGTTGACAGACTTGTTGAGCAGGGTGCGATAACTCAAGAGAAAGGCAACCAGTTAATAGAAGCTCAAAATGAAAGAGTTAAGATTCAGGGCAAAGCTGGTGAGTTTGACAGAGCTATAAGAACAGAGGATTACACTCCGGAGCAACAAGCTGCCGCTGGTCGTCGTATTGTAGACGCATTGCGTGAAAACCCTGACTCTGATTTAAGTTCCGAGCAAAACCAAAAGCTACTGGCAACACTGGATACTCAAGTCACTGCTATGGAAACTGCTAATGCAAAAGCAGATGCCAAGTTGAGCAGGGAAGAGATGATAGCCCTGTCTACCCTAGATATTCTTATTGATAGTCAGGCGCTACCTCCTGAAGAGCTAACTCTTAAAGTGTACGAGCTTTTTGATGAGGGAGTCATCAAGACTGCTGATGGCGTATCAAGTCGCATTAAGTCAATTAACAAAGCAAGCACCACAGAAAGAAAGAAGAATGCTGGCATTGCAAGAGCTGCCAACAAGATTGACGGAGTTGCTCCTGTGGGTGAACA